CGCTACGACGCCTACTTGCGTGAAACCGCAACGCAGAAACGCGCCGCCGTCATCGCGGCGTATGAGGCGAAGTGCGCCCAGGTCGAGGAGGAGCATGAGCGGCGAATGGAAACGATTGCTATGTGCGCCCAGCTACAAGGCGAGCTTCGGCTAGCTGAGGCCGAGCGGAAGAGGGCGTGCGACTTTCAGGACGAGGCTGTTCGCTTGATGAAGGACCGAGACAGGCTCGCTGCGGTGGTGGAGAAGGCGAGGACGTGGCTTCGTGGTGGAATCGGCGAGACCACAGACGACCTCCACGCCATCCTCACCGAGCAGGCTGCGGAGGATGCAGACCGCGCCGCAGCGAGGGGGGAGAAGTGAGCCGGATGCAACGCGACAAAGGCCGACGCGGAGAGTTGGAAGTGCTGTCCCGCCTCAACGCCATCGGCGGTGATGGAGTCCTCAACTACGGCCAAGAAGAACTCTCCGGCGCTGACGGCGACGTGCAGACCGTATTCGGCCAGTACGAAGTGAAAAGGCGCGCATCGTTCCCGTCCTGGCTCGACCTCGCCGAGAACGTCAGAGGCGTGTATTGCCGAAGAGACCGTGGAGAGTGGATGGTCCTCGTTAGGGCCACGGACTACGAGCTGCTGCTGCGCGCTAACCGGGAGTGGATGATTCACATGTGCGAGTTGGTTAAGGAGGCTTAAATGCCGACGCTAGGCCAAACCGTCGAGATGGACTTCGCAGACCCGGAGGACTCGATACGCCGGCCGCACGATGAAGCACGATGAAGCACGATGAAGCACGATGCGAGCGGGTTCTCTGGTGGCACGTCCTCGATCAAGCGTTCAACGACGCGCTAACGAGTACGTCATCGCAGCTCGCCGCGACTTCTCGAGCATGGTTCGCCGACGATTCAACGTGCGTTGGGTCGCTCCGGTGGGTCATCTACGCCACTGGGCTCGACGTCAAAGTGGCGGACGTCAGACGGCGCCTGCTACAAGGCGAGAAGTGGAGCGGCATTAGGTATCAACGCTTCGTCGGGCGACGATAGGTGCTTACCGCGGAATCTGAATCTGGTGAGCGCCTCGCCGCAACACCGAAAGCGTCGGGCCGCTGTCCGATGTGCCAATCGCCAATGACTCCAAAGTGCGGAGGGATCGTCATCTGGCATTGGTCGCACCGCGCCGATCACACTGAATGCGACGACTGGCACGCCGTCGAAACCGAGTGGCATCGGGAATGGAAATCGCTATTCCCGTTGGATAGCCAAGAGGTTGTCCTCGAGAAGCGCAGCAAGAAGCATCGCGCCGACGTGCTGTTGCATCGCGAACTGGTGATCGAATTCCAGCACTCTCCAATCACGATCGCGGACGTTAAGGCTCGCGAGTCGTTCTACGGCCGACGCATGGTGTGGGTGTTTAACTGTCGCGACGCATTCAAGGATGGACGGCTAACGTTGTCGGACCACGGTGAATACAAGACGTTCCGGTGGACGCATCCCAAGCGGACGCCGCAACGATGCGAGCGACCGACATTCTTCGATCTTGGCGGCGCGGGCGTCCTCGATGTAAGGAAACTCCACGGCGACACACGGATAGGTGGATGGGGTTACCTGCGGACAAAGGCCGACTTCGTGAACGCGATGACCCTGGCGAATCCGAGAGGGTGGATGGAGATGTTGTACCGAGGACCAGAGGCCTTCATTGATCCTTTTGATGCCGCCAAAGATCTCGATTCGCCGCAGTGGGCTCCGGGTTTACCGTGAGACAATGGGGCCGCTCTTAGCGGAGCGATCCCGGTGAGGCTCGGGGGTGGCCTGGACAGCGCCCCCGAGCCGAACCACTGTCCAGGGGGTAGCGTATGGCACGCGTCAATGTCGATCAGAAGGCTCTCACTGACCCAAGGTTCTACCGGTTAGGAATCGATCTTGGGGCCGAGCCCGAGGTCGCCCACGCGGTCGGGCTCTATACCATGATCCTGGTATGGTCTGAGTGTATCCAACGCGTCGTCTACGTTCTCGACGGCTGGGTACTCCAATCGATAACCAAGAAAACCAACGGGCACGAGATTCTGCTCTCCGCGGACCTCGTTGTAAAACTAGCGAACGACCGTTTTCGCGTGAGAGGCGCACGTGAACGATGCTTATATATGAAGGAAGCGCAGGAAAGAGCGCGAGTTAACGGCCAAAAAGGAGGTAGACCAAGAAAACCAACGTTGGTTTCTACAGAAACCAAAGTCGAAAGCTCTTCTCTTACTCTTACTCCTACTCTTAGTACTTCTGAGTCTGAGGTAGTTTCCAAGGCTTCTACTACCACGCTAACAGTTGTCGATTCGCCAAAAAACGGCGAAGTCGACGGCGCGCTCGTCCGTATCCCCAAGAAGCCACCCGGAACCCGAGCCAAGAAAAGCCCACTCGTGAACGGGGCGCGCGTCGAGCGGATGCAGGAAGATTTCATGAAGCTTTACGAGTTCTATCCACGCCACGTAGGACGTGACGCAGCGTGGCGGGCTTTCGTGAAGCTCGACCCCGACCTCGAGACGCTACAGGCCATAGTCGCCGACGTCAAGAAACGCACGGACGCCGGGGACTGGATGCCCGACGACCCCGAGCGCGTCCAGTACATCCCCCACATGAGCACGTACCTGAACCAACGGAGGTGGACCGATGAGGCGTAGCCTGGTTGTCCTCAGCGACCTATCGCGCGTATCGGCAGACGACCTACTGCGCCGGCTGATGGAAGCTCGAGCCGGAAACCTCGCACGACCCGACTACGAGGAACCCACGTTCAAGTGCCCCGCATGCTGCGACACCGGGTTCCTAACCAGTAGGCACCAGAACGGACTGGTGTACGGATCAAAGTGCTCGTGCCTCTTGGCCGAAATAGCCAAGAAACCAAAGAGGCAACTCAAACTACGTGGCCGCCAGAATGTCGATGACGACGGGATGCCGGTCTTTTGACCCAACCCACCCCCATCGAACCACCCATATCCACCCGCGAGTTGGCCCAGCACCTGCGGCGGATGATGGAACTCGCTGGCGAGACCCCGCATGGCCTCGCTGCGCGCCTGGGCGTCTCTGTGGCGACGATCGACGCCTGGCTCTACGGACGGCACCTGGAAAAGGTCGCGACGATCCTGGGGGCGTTTGAGGCCCTTGGGTGCGTGGTGAAGATTCTGCCCATGACAAAACGTCCGGACACCCCTTGCGTTCTGAGGAAAACGCATATGTAATACGCCCGAGCGCACCAACGCGCTTTTGATTTTATCGCGGGGTGGCGATGGACGTCGTGGAAGTCAGCGTCTCCGACCTCGCCACAATGGGCGCGCCGTACAACCCCCGACGCATCGACGATCACGACATGGACGCCCTACGGCGATCCCTGCGGTACTTCGGCACCGTGGAGCCGATTGTCGTCAATCGCCGTTCTGGGCGCATCGTCGGCGGCCACCAACGGGTCAAGGCGGCTCAGGCCGAGTCGATGGCGTCCCTACCGGTGGTCTACGTCGACCTCGATGACCCATCCGAGAAGCAGCTCAACATCGCGCTGAACCGCATCCACGGCGAATGGGAGCCGGAGCTACTCTCGAGCCTACTGCGCGAGCTCGAGGCGGAAGGCGCAGACCTGGCGCTCACGGGGTTCGCGGATTTGGAGTTGACGAGACTGTTAGCCTTGGCGAATGAGGGGATGACTGATCCCGACGAAGTGCCACCTCTCGATGTTGTGACACACGCGCGGACGGGTGACGTTATTCTGATGGGTGGTCACCGACTTGTTTGTGGCGATTCGACTGACACTGCGGTTATAGAATCGGCGTGCTGCGATCGACGTGCGATGTTAGTGGTGACGTCTCCGCCCTACAACTGCGGCATCGACTACGACGTCCACGACGACTCGATGAGTCCCGACAAATACCTCGAGCTCATCCGTAGAGTCGCCGCAGCGGTTGTCGATCACTGCCTCGATGATGGCGGCGTGTGCGCCTGGAACGTAGGCGTCACCCCGAAGACAATGCACACAAGGCACGCCGCGATTCTCGAGGGCGTCGGGCTCAAATATCTGCGCCAGATCGTGTGGCGTAAGTCCGGCGTCGCATATCCGATCTGGCAGTTCACGACGGCTGAATGCAAGGCGCGACGATACACGCCGAACTATCAGCATGAAATCGTTTTCCTGTTCTCGAAGGGTGACGTATCTGAGGGTCAGCCTGGATCATCGCAGCCAGACGACGATCTGTACTGCGACGTATGGGACATCGTACAAAGTCAGGCGACGGTGGGCCTCAAGATTGCTGTTAGGAAAGGCTCGAATTCCATGACTCACGGATCGCACAATATTGCGAGCCATCCGGCGGCGTTCCCAGTGCAGGTGCCGTCGGGAGTGATACGTCACATGGCGGCAAAGGGTGATCTGGTTTTCGATCCATTCGCCGGATCTGGTTCATCGTTGATTGCCTGCGAGATTCTGGGCCGCACGTTCGCAGGTGTTGAGATGTCGCCCGCTTACTGCGACGTGATCGTCAAACGCTGGCAGGACTTCACAGGCAAGAAGGCCGAAGGGTGGCGAGGCAATGCCTAGTGGCGGGCGTCGGGCTAAGTCTGGACGGAAGCAGACCGTCAGCGGTGGGCGTGAGTGGGTGCGAGATATCGTTGACGAGCCCGAGCGCCGGCAGCGGTTCATCAACGCCCTCGACGCCGCCCTTGTCGGATGGGCTAGAAGCAAGAATCCATCCGAGGCAGCCGGCGCAGCGGTCACGGCGTATCTCCGAGCGTTCGAACACGGCTACGGCCGCCCCCCGCAAGCCCTCGACGTCAAAGTCGCGAACGACGCCTTCCTCGAGTTCCGCATCCTCGACGCAACCGGAGCCGACTTCGCGTTTGGCATCGGCGATCTACCTACCCGCTCTGTACCCCTACCAACGCAGGCTACTGAATGACCCGGCGCGCGATGCTTGTACGGTCAGTGCTACCCAGGTCGGGAAGACCTACGCCCTCGCGGTGTGGATCGTGGTCATGGCGATGACGAGGGGATCGAAGGTTCATCCGTGGTGGTGGATCGCCCCGACGTTTTCGCAGATCGCGCAAGGGTTCAAGCTCGCTCTGGCGTTCGCGTCCAGCGCGGGCATGGTTCAGGCGTCGACCGTGTCGCCGTTCCCGATCATCAAACTCGTCAACGGGGCAACGATCGAGTTTAGGTCCTGGGAGCGGGAACAGAACCTCGCGGGCACGACCATCGGCGGCGGGGTTGTCGATGAGGCGGGGCTGCTCACAAACGAAGCGCAGGGGATTATCTCCACGAGACGCTCCGCAACCCTTGGGCCGCTCCGCTACATCGGCAACCCCGGCGTCGTCGCCGGCCCATTCCGTAGGCTCTGCGCCTTCGGCGAGGAAGCTAAGGTCCCAGGGAGCCAATGGTCCGGGGTGTTCTCCATCCATCGGTGGACTTGGAAGGACAAGTACGACGCCCTCCTGACGAACGATGCAGGCAAGGCCGCAGCCTACGCCGCATTCATCGAGCAGGAGCGCCTGAGTCTCCCAGAATATGAGTTCCGTAGGCTCTACGAGGCCGAATGGACGGAAGATGAGGCCGCTGTCTTCCGCAACCTGGATGCCTGCATCGATCGAACCGCCGGGCTCCTGGCCTCGACCTCCGATCGTTTCGTCTTGGGGGTCGACGTCGCGCAGTCCGTAGACTACCTCGTCGCGGTAAGCTATGCTGTCGATGCACGACGGCTTGAGTTGCGCTACCGCGTTCGCGGCATCCCCTACGCGCAGGCAGCCGTGGCGCTCAAGGCGCTCTCGGTCGAGCTAAACGCGCCACTCGTCGTCGAGGAGAACGGTCCCGGCATCGCCCTGATCCAGGAGCTAGTCCGCCTCGATTGTCCCGTGTTCCCGTTCACAACGACGGCGCAATCGAAGCAGGAACTCATCATCAACATGGCGGCCGACATCCAGGCCGCACGGTTGAAGCTCGCCGATCACGCGCCCATGCCGCACGAGTTCGCGGTCTACCGCTACACGCGCGGTCCCACCGGGCTCTATCGGTACTCGGCCCCGGATGGCGAGCACGATGACACGGTAATGGCCGCGGCCCTCGCGCGCTTCGGCGGAATCCGGTTCCCATCGGACAACGCCTCTATCGGGTGGCTCTGATGGGCCGCTTCGGGAACGCGGTCAAGGCCCTCTTCGGGGTGCAGTTCTCCGTCCCAGGCCCGGCATCATGGGGGTCAACGCAGGACTGGCTTCGCGGCCTCGATATTCCAGGCCAAACCGGCCTGTCTGCTCCCTACGCGCAGCATCCTACGATCGCCCTTTGCCTTGACCTCGTCTCCCGCGATGGGGCCTCGGTGGAATGGGAAGTCTTCCCGCGCGGGGTCGATGATCCAGACGCAAGGATCGACGATCACCCCATCCTTCGCGCCTTCGCTTCGCCGGGGCCGGGGCTGACCGGGCGCGATCTCTGGACCTTGACCTACCTCCAACGGATGCTCTTCGGCGAGGCGTTCTGGTACTACCCAGACCTCATTCTCGGTTCCACGGGCCGCACGCTCAAGGTCAACGGGAGCGGCGGTATCGCCATCCTGGACCCGCGAGCCGTTCGGTCGAGGCGCAACGCCGACGGCACGCTCGCGTGGACCTACGAACCGAGCGGCCAAAAGATCGTCCTCGACGCGGATCGTCTCACCCAGTTCAAGCGGATCAATCCCTACGATGGGGTGCGAGGACAGTCTCAAGTTGAGCCTATCCTCGGCGAAGCCTGCGCCGATTGGGCGGCGGCCGAATGGAATCGCCGATTCTTCTCCGAGAACAACGGTATCCCAACCCTCGTCCTGATCCCCGGCGATACCGGGGCCGCGCTCATGATGACTTCCACGCAGCGCGAGGAGTTCCTTCAGCGCTGGAAGACGCAGCACGCGAATAAGCGCAACGTCGGGGCGATCCCTGCCGGGTGGGACATCAAAGACTTCTCCATCTCGCAAAAGGACATGGACTTCCGCTCGCTGCGTGAGTACTCGCGCGAGCTGATCATGGCCCAGATGGGCGTGCCGCCCTTTATCGCGGGGGTGCTCGACAAGGCGAACTACGCGAACGCGCGCGCGCAGTCGGAGGTGTATTGGAAGGGCACCATCTCGCGGATGTTGATCGAGGTCCAGGCGACACTGAATGCTGATTTCCTTCCGAAGGTCGGGGCCGCCGACATCGATCTCTTCCCGTGCTGGGAGCAGGTCAAGGCGCTCACGGAGGACCTCGCGGCGAAGACCGCGATGGCCGATACTTGGATGAAGATCGGCATCCCGAAGCGCGAGATCAACGAGCGTCTCGAAATGGGATGGGACATCGACGAGATCGAGGACGCCGACCAGGGCTACGTTGCCACGAGCCTACAGACCATCGAGAACGCGAGCGCTCCACCGCCAGCGCCGATGGCACTGCCAGGCCCCGGCGGTGCCGCCAATCTCACCGACCCGGCAGTGCCTCCTCCTCGGGCGCTGACGCTCGTCACAGGCGAGAAGAGTGCGGCCTCAACGCGGCTCACCTGGCGATCCCATAACGCGGCTCGGATTCGGACGGAATCGCGGTTTGAGAAGCTCGTCCGATCGCATTTCAACGCCCTCGAACGGGAGACCCTTGACAATCTCTACGGCATGAAGGGTTACACGGCCAAACAGATTGAGGATCCGGAGCGGGTCATCTTCGACCTCGCGACCGCGCAAGCGGAGATCGCGCGCAGGTCGCAGCCGGCTTACGAGGCGGCCATGGTCTCCGGGAACAATTCCTTGGAGTTGGACATCGCGTCCGTGGAAGCGGTCAATTTCCTTTCGCCGCGAGTCATTGCGCGCGTCACTCAATTGACGAACCGCATCAAAGACATCGACGTCACCGTTCAGCAGCTTCTTCGTGAAGAGTTGTCTGCGGGGATCAGCGCGGGCGAGAGCATCGATGAGATCGCGAAGCGCGTTCAGTCCGTCTTCGACGTCTCACGCGCGCGCGCTCGCGCGATCGCGCGGACCGAGAACGGCGTCGCCTTCAATACCTCCCGCAACGAAGGCATGAAAGAAAACGGCATCAACCAGCATCGCTGGATCACTCAACTCGATGACGTGACCCGCGAGGATCATCGGAAAGAGAATGGGAATGTCGTCGCCATCGGCGAGCACTTCCCCGAGACCGGACTTTATTACCCCAACGACCCGGCTGGACCGGCCGCGCAAGTCATCAATTGTCGATGCCTTGCCGTCCCGGTGACGTGGAGGTAACCATGGCCGAAGAAATCGTCCGCGCCGGGTTCGCGATGCTCCCGAAGGCCGTCGATGAGAAGACGCGCACGGCGACGCATCTGATTTCAACCGACGCCATCGACCGAGTCGGGGACATGATCGATGCGACCGGATGGGACCTCAAGAACTACCGGCGGAACCCCATCGTCCTCATGAACCACGACCACGACGTGAAGTCGATCATCGGGGCAGGGACAGTCCGCGCTGGGGATGATGGGCTCTGGGCGACGACGCAGTTCTCGGACATCGGGGCCGGATCGCTGGCCTTCCATCTCGTGGCCGAGGGGTATGCGAGGGCGTGGAGCGTCGGATTCACATCTCAGGAAAAGCATGGCGTGGCGGAGGGGGCGAGGGCCGGTTGCGCCGCCTGCAAGGCCGCGCGCAAAGCGCAGTTGAAGGACGTCGAAGAGGATGCGGTTTACGTCCGCGGGAATCATTACGCGAAGCAGGAACTCCTCGAGTACTCGCTCGTGACCGTGCCGATGAACCCGGATGCGATCTCGGCTTACGAGGCGCGCGGATTCAAGCGGGAGGATCTGGATCTGGTGGTGAGATCGATCGTTGAACCGGGCGTCGATGACGCGCCTTGCGAGGCGGAACCCGCTAAGACGGTGGTTGATAGGCCAGCGATTTACGAAGCGCTGCTACGCGCCGGGCTCGTCGTGAGGCAGCAGCAAACACGGGAGGCGATCCGACGGATTGCCAATGAAAGGACTGTGAAATGGCGACGTTGAAAGAGGAAATGAAGAACGCCGGCGATCTTCACGACAACAAGATCGTGGATCAGATCGTCGAGCTGACCGACGCGTTCCAACATTCGACCGATGTCCTCGGGAAGGACATGAAGGCGCTCGAGACCAAGGTGTCGAAAGAGCGATCCGACCTCGTCGGTGAGGTCGAGAGGTTCAAGACGGAGGCGGCGGCGGGAATGAAGGTCCTGGAAGAGAGGATCACGCATCTCGCGAAGCGTCAGATCGCCATCGGGCCGTCGCTCCAGGACCGCGAAGCGAAGATGCTCGCGGCGATCCCGGATTCCGACCGGAAGATGGTCCATCTCGCCGAGCAGCAGATGGACCCGGCGCGGGACAAGGGGCGGTTCGCGTCTCCCGAATACAAGGCCGCGGCGATGCTCTGGTTCTGGAAGTCGGCTCAGGTCCAGTGCTCTAGGCTCGGCGGCAACCGCCGCGGGCTCCAAGACGAGCTGGAGAAGCTCGAGAAGGCGTTCGCGGAGGTTTACGGGCAGGAGAAGGCCGCATTCGCTGAAGGTGCAGCGGGCACGGGCGGATCGTGGATTCCGGACCCGGTCGCCGCGGACGTGTACCGCCTGATCGCCGACAACAGCGTGATGTCGCCGCTCGTGACGCACATCCCGATGACGAGCCAGTTCCTCGATCTGCCGACCGAAGGCACGACGATGACCGTCACGGTTGGAGCGGAGAATACCGCGATCACGGACAGCGTTCCGGCGTCTCCGGTCGCCAAGGTGCTGCTCACGGCGTTGCGGTTCAACGGCTACGCGACGGCGTCGATCGAGTCGCTTCAGGACAGCGCGGCCAGCATCCTGACGTGGGTTCAGCAGAAGCTGGCCGAGTTGATCGGAACCGAACTCGACCGCCAGCTCCTCGAAGGGACGGGCGGCGCCTCGAGCTTCACCGGACTCAGCACGGACGCCGGCGTGAACGCGATTGCGGCGGGCACGAACGGCGACGCGATCACGTATGCGAAGCTCGCATCGATCCCGTACTTCGCGCTTCAGAGAGCCTCACGGCAAGGCGCGCAGTGGTTCCTCTCGCCTGCGGCCATGGGTAAGGTCGTCGGGCTCGTGGACTCTCAGGGAATGCCGATCTTCCAGTTCAGCAACGTTCCGAATGCGGTTGCATCGTCCATTCTCGGATACCCGGCGCAGGTGCACAGCGTCATCCTGGCCAACAGGACGAAAGGCACCGGGACCGCGCTCACCAACATCTACTTCGGCCCCCCGAAGTCGATCGTTCTGGGCGACAAGATGGGGATGAGCTGGGATGTCAGCGAGGCCCCAGGGTTCGCGTCCGCATCGGTAGCCATGCGGCTTCTCATGCGGGCAGGGGGCGCGGTTGCGGTTCCGAAGGCGTTCACGAACGCGAAGGACCTCGGCCCGACCACGTAGTGATCTGGGGAGCCGGGGCGACGGCTCCGGCTCCCCATCTTTGGAGGTTCGCATGGTTGAGGACCGGGTCGCGGTGCAGGTCAGGCGCGGGAACATGGGCGGCATCCCGCCGCGTTTGCTGCGTCCATTGAAATCGATCGCCGAGGAATGGATCGCGAAGGGCTGGGCCGTTCGCGTGGAGGACCCTCATGTACTACGTGGTAACGACAAAGGGAGAGGCGCTGGGGTACGGACCGGAGGGCTCCGTAGTGCAGTTGACTCTCCGACAGATTGACGAAGCGCTCGCGGTCGGAGCGATCGTCCTCGTCACCGGGAACGCAGTAGCCGAGGCGGATGAGCCGGAGGCGTCTCGCGGCGCCTACAAAACCAGGAAGATGAAGGCGAAGGACGAGGAATGAGCGCGCAGCGCACGGAGATCATTGCCTCATCCGCCTTCACGGCGAACGGCAATTCCGCCGCGTTTCCGATCCCTACGGCGGAACAACTCATAGTGGGAGTCGATGTCACGGCGCAGTCAGGGACATCGCCGATCCTTACGGTCTTCCTGCAATGTTCGGATGATGGCGGCACGACCTGGTACGACATGCCGGTCGATCTCACCTTGCTCTCTGCGAACACCGCGGCGACCGGGACGATGTCGGCAACGGCGAAGCGGAACATCGTCGACACGCTCACTGGAGCGGCCGCGGTCGGGCAATTCCTGGCGGTGATCAAGGCGGCCCCGACGGACACGCTCCGCGCGAAATGGATCATCTCAGGGACGACCCCGTCGTTCACCTTCTCGATTTCGATGGTGGCGAAGTAGGTCATGGCGCTGACGACGATCGACCGCGTTGCGTCCTGGGCTAAGAAAGACGTCGACCCGATGCGCCAGGACGAATTGCAGCGCTGTATCGACGCTGCGGAAGCGAGTCTCGACCGGATTACGGGGCGCCGAATGCGGCGAGCCACGCGGACGGCATACTTCAGCGGCAAGGATCTCGGCTCAGACAGGTTGATGTTGCCTATCGGAGACCGGCCCGTCCTGCATACGGGCGGCACGCTCATCACCTGCACGGAGAACGGCATCGTTCTGACTCTCGCCATCGGGTACTCGCCATCCGCAGGGGTCATCATCGAGGGCGCCAACGGCGGGAACATCGGAGACGGGCCGTGCGTCCTGCTCCGCAACGGGGCGACCTGGCACAGCGGGCCATGGTATGGGGGCCAGCAGAACATCGTCGTCACGTATTCGAGCGGCTGGGAATTGGATGGCGCTACACAGCCGGTCCCGGCGGACGTCATCCAACTCGCGAGCGCGGCCGCGTGGTTGATCTTCACTGGTGCGGAATCCATTGGAAAGTCGCAAGCGTCCGTTGGCGGGGCTTCCGTTTCGTTCGAGGGGGCGCTGCCGCCGTTCGAGGCGGACGTCCTGCAAGCGCTCAAGGTGGTGTGATGGCCATTATCAAGGTCAAGAGCATGGCGGAGATGCTGAAACGGTTCGAATCGCTGGGCAAGGATCTTGAACCGTCCATCTTCAACGCGATGGTGATCTCTGCGGAGGCGATGTTCGCCGAGGTCACGACGAACAAGATGCGAGGCCAGTATCTCGGCGTCGTTACCGGGCGCGGGATACGTTCTATGGTCCCGACGACGACGCGCTCGAAGGCGAAGATCTCGGCCGGGATCGGCTCCTCGGTCGGCTACATCGCGGCGCACGAGCAGGGGTTCAAGCCGTTGGAGACTGTCGGCGTCAAGGCTCACGAGGCGCGGCATCGCGGGCGGATCACGCGGCGCGGCCGTCGCGGGGTCAACGCGAATGCCATCCTCAGGCGAGCGAGACTCACTAAGGCTCAAAAGGCTACTGGTGTATGGGCCGTGAAGGGGCATCGGCGCAAGGTCGACATCCCCGCGCGGCACTTCATGCGCGACACCGTACGCGAGGAGTTCATCCCGACGGTCGATCGCATCGAGCGGGCTCTCTACATTGCGGCATTGACAGGCGGCGTGGCGTCACGCGCGGCCATCAATGCCGGGCGGTAGCCATGGCCATCGGTAAAGACGAGGCGATCGACGCCGCGATTGCCATCCTCAAGGGGCTGAACGGTTCGGCTTTCTTTACGAACCTTGGCGGAAGGGTCTACACGCGCCTCTTCACGCCGCCGCAATTCCCTGATGTAGAGCTGCCGTTCGCTTGCCTGGCGCTGAACGACGAATCCGAGACCATCGAGTACGAGGCGGCCTTGGGCATCTCGAAATGGAGGATGAAGGGCCTCGCTTTCTTCGCTGAGAACGCTGAGAGCGATCCATTGAACACAACCGCGAAGACGGCCACGGCCAAGTTCCGCGATGGCGTGGTTAAGGCGTTCATGGCCGATCAGTCTCTATCCGGTCAGGTCAAAAACTGCATGGTCGTTTTCGTCAACACGATCTCGGGCGCAGCGGATTACGCGCAGGTCGAGTTTCACTTGGAGTTCGAACAGATGTTTTCCGCATCGGATCTTTCGTAGTGCGAGCCGTTGTGGCGTCGCATCAAACGCGGCTCACGCCGTAGAAAGGGAATGTCATGGCACTTTCGGGAAAAGATGTCACCAAGATTCTCGTCGGCGGAGCCGAGTTGTTCACGAGCCCCTACGTCACAAACGCGGGCGCCGGGACGTTCTCGTCTTTCGGCCACACCCTAGAGCCTACCGAATGGGCTCTGGAGTACGAAGACTTCGACGTGGTTTCGGAGCTTTCGATCGGTCGCGTGAAGACGGTCCCGATCAATGCGAACTATTCGATCAAGGCCGTTCTCGGGCAGAACGATCCCGCGGCGATGCTGATCATGTCGAGGCAGCTCGCGGCGCAGTTGACGGGGACGCCGCCGAACGACAACCTCGCGTTCTCCGATCCGGTGGAGATCTACTACCAACTGAAGCTCGTGGGCGTCGGGTTCGGAACGACGAAGGTCGACACGTACACATTCTGGCGCTGTCAGGTGGCGTCCGTCGAGCCAATCCAATACGCGAAGGCCGGGGTTCAACGGCTCGCGGCGACTTGGAAGGTCCTGCGCGACGATTCTATCGTCGCCCCGACGACGAACGGATTCTACGCCAAGCGCGTCAGCACGTAGTGGATTGGAGTCGTCATGCCAATGGAGGACCTTCTCGGGAAGGTGGTGCGGACGGCTTCGGGGGTGGAGGTGTCGACCCCCACAGTCCGCAATTTCTATCGTTGCCTCGAGGTCTACAGAGGTGAGATTCACCGCATTAGGACGTTCATCGCGGAGCATGGGAACAAGGTCGAGCCGGAGCTGCTGATCACGTTCTTCCTGGCGACTCCGGAGGACAAGAGGCTCGAATACGTCCTCGGCTCCCGCACAGATATGGAGGAGCGAGCGAGGGCGTGGATACCGTTCATCGTCCCGCTCGCCTCTGCGATCAACGGGAGGTTGCGGCCTCTGGACGAGGTCGTCGTGTTCGCTCCGGAAGACGATGATGAAGTCGATGATGCGGTGGCAATGGTGCTTCGCGCCGCCGACTGCTACCACATCGACCCGATGGCCGTCATGGACTGGCCTCTCGGCCTATTCTTGGACGTCACCAAGGCATTCTCGAAGCCGCCTCGGACTCCTGGGAAGATCGCATCCGCGGAGCCGAACTCAATCCAGGGAATCGTGGGGTAGGGCGTGGCCGACCGTAACGTCGTCATCGAGGGATTGATCGAGCTTCATCTCGCAGGGAAGGGGGGCGCAGAAGCCGTCGCCTCCATGAAGCAGATCCTCGCCCAGACTAAGGAAGTTGAGAAGTCCACCGGCGGATTCGCCGCCGGCACCGCGAAGGCCACGGCCGAGGTCGGGAAGCTCGACGCTGCGATGGTCGGCCTTGGGAAAACCGTTGCGGGATACTTTGCCGCGGGTGTTGTCGCTAACTTCCTCCGTGATTCCTATATCGGATTCGCCAGAACGGAACGCCAGGCCTTGGCCCTGGAGCATCAGATCCGCGCGCTAGGCGACGAGGCCGGTGCTGTCGGGCTGCGCGCGTTCATCAAAGACCTCTCGCAGACCTACGGCATCCTCGACGATGATCTCGTGCCTGCGATGCAGCGCGCCGTCGGGGCGTTCAAGGATGTCAAGGTCTCGCAGGAGATCGTTGGCATCGCGGCTAAGTTCGCGGCGAATGGTATTGGCGATGTCGGGACGAATCTCGACGCCATCGCTCGCTTCTTCCAGTCGGGGAGCGCCAGGGGCCTCGTGCAGTTCGGCGTAGACATCAAGGGCGCGGCGGATGGAACGATCGATCTCAACGAAGGCTTGCGCGCACTCACGGCGCAGGCGGGAACGCTTGGGTCTGGGTTCAGAGATGCACAGCGGGATGTCGACGAGCTGAGGATCGCATGGGACAGCCTGAAGGATTCTGTCGCATCCGGGATCGGCGGGATGATCGCCGGGCTGCGCGCGGTCAAAGAGCAGACCGATAAGAACACTATCGATGGGATGCGGAGGAACAGAGAGAACCTCTCGATCTCGCAAAAGGAATGGCTCGACGCCTACGACGCGCGCGAGCAAGCGGCCGTCGATGCGTTCTTTAATGCTGAGACCACCATCGAGGCATCGTCGAGGGCATTCGCGGAGAAGCAGTCCGGGCGGGACAAGGAAGCGGCCGACAAGAAAGCGGCCGACTTGGTCAAGTCCGAAAGGGACCGGCTGGAGAAGGTGGACGCTCTCGAACAGCAAAGCCACGACAAGCTCCTCGGCCAACGGGCCGCCAGGGCGGAGGCTGGATCGCAGGAGCAGATCGACATCCTATTGCGGTTGAACGCCTCGATGGAGGCTGCGGCCATAGAGTCGGCCCGGAAGATCGGTGCTCAGACTGTTGAGATCGAGAAGTTCTTTGCCGGTGAGCGCGACAAGATCCGCGCCGGCAAGGGCGAGAGCAAGGCGACGAAGGACGCGCGAGAGGCCGAGGACGCTCTCGACCCGAGAGCCGGGTTCGATGAGGTGGAGAAGGCGTACCAGGAGCACCAACTCACCCTCACCGCGATCCTCGAGGAGGCCCTCATCGAGCGGTTGCAGTTGGCGATCGATCTTGCTCCAGAAGGTTCGCAGGAGCGGCTTGACGCCATCGCGGGACTCGAGGAGGCCGAGTTCGCGCTGAGTACCGAGCGGAAGATCGCAGCGGCGCAAGGCGACGCTGAACTCATCGGAGCGATCAAAGATGCCGCGGCTGAACATGAGAAAGGTCGAATCAAGGCAGTCGAGAAGTTCGGTCTCGATGCCGACAGGGCAAGGTTGCAGAGTAACCTCGCCGCCACGCAGCAAATTGCCGGTGCTCTGGGCGGCCTCTTTGCGAAGAACAAGGGCTTTGCTATTGCGATGGCGGTCGTCAACACCGCCCTCGGTATCACGATGGCGCTCTCGGATCCCAGCTTGCCGTCATGGTACGCTCGGGTCGCGGCCGCCATCGTCGTCGCGGCTTCCGGCGTCGCTCAGATCGCAGCCATTCGATCCGCCAGCCCTGGCGGCGGGGGCGGGTCGATCAGCGCCTCTGGCGGCGGGTTTACGGCGGCCGCGCCGACACAATCCGCAGCGCCTCCTCCGGGTAGTCAGATCGCGCCGGTCTCGCAAGCTCAGGCTGGCGCGCTCGATTCCCGGGGCCAGCCGGTGGCGGCTGGCGGAACTACGATTAACATTCAGTACGCCTTCGGTGATCGCCAGGCGATGACGAAGCTCGCGCGCGAGTTGAACAGGGTCAACGCGAACGATCAGGGGAACATCCGGTGAACGCTCCAACCGTTTCCGAGATCATCGTGCGTTCGGCGGTCTCACATCTCCTTCACGCGGTCGCCGCGCATCGCGCCGGGGATCTTGGCGAACGGGAACTCCTCGCCATCACGACTGCGGCGAACGATGCCATCGCGGCCGCGCAGGCGGGATCGGCCTCGCCCTACGCGGCCTTTGCGGCGAAGGCTAACGCCGCAGTGATGGAGCGCATCGCGGAGCTTGATCATGGTGATGCATGAGCCTGCGCGCCTATCGACTCATCTTCACATCGCCATCAGGCGAGGTGTTTGACGTGAGCGACCGCCTAGAGATCGGGCAATTGGGAAGCATCAGCTCGACGCCAGAGACCGATCTGACGGTCTTGACGCATGGTGACATGGCGATGACCCTCGACGATCACGACGGCGCCGTCTCATCGTTCCTGGAGAATGCGACCCCGACCGACGTCTATCAAGTGATGCTGGAGCGCCAGCTCGCCGGCGTTGGCTCATGGGTGAGGTTGTTCGGCGGGATGCTCGACCTTCCTTATTCGCTGTCCTACGACGACAAGAGGAAGACGGCGCATGTCGCCGCGTACGGGTATACCAAGAAGCTCGAAAGGATCTCGGCCGACACGATCAAGCGGACGTTCGTCGGTAAGACGGCATCCATCACAATAGATAGTGCCACGCTCGTATTCATCTCTGGTGAGACGGCTGATCTCGAGGTGGGGGATGTCGTTCGGTTGAACGACGGGCAAAACCGAGAGAACTTCATTGTCGACCGCGTCATATCGGCGACGAACGTCGCGACGACGGAGGTCGCAGGTAGAACCTTCACCGGGGTTTACGCCGAGGTCACGACTCAGTTCTATCGTGACAAGAGCCCGGCGGCGCTCTTAGCGCTTATCGCAACCACGGCTGGCGTCACGCTGAACCCGCGCACCCTGGGCTCGGCTCTGGCAGACATACCCATCGCGACACCGTTCACCATAGAGGATCTGAACTTGAGTGGCGTGCCGCAAGGTCTGAGCCCGATCGGGCTCTACGTACATGCCACGTTCCTTTCCGCCTACGGGACGACGAGGAAGAGGACGACGAGCCCGATCGTCCCATGGACCGATGGGGCCACATCGAACGCCGCACCGTTCGATTGGACGCCCTACTTGTTCACGGAGCCAGCCGCCCTTGACATCGTCGGAGGTGCGGCCGACACCGGAATGCTCGCCGGGAATCGAACGACTGGGTATGCCTATCACAACCTGCGGAGCGGGAACAATCTCGGTTTGTGGCGACGGCTCGGCGCCGGGGCCGATACGGCGCTTGGTACATGGTACACGGGAGTAGCCGGCATCGATATGAATAAACAATGGGTCGAGATCGACCCGACAAGCGCCCGTACATTCATGACGCATAATGATGTTACCATCGCGGGCGCGCGGGATTTCTTCTATTGGGACGGCACCTTCCACGCCATCGACTCATTCAGCGGCGGGCTGCGCTGTCTTCGTGGTAGCGGCGGCGTGACCTACATCCTCATGGTCGACGACAACTACCACCTGCCGGTTGGCAACCACAACAACTTGAGGATCTACGATCCGGCCCCGACGCCTCCCGCGCTCGTTCGGATCATGCCTTGGGGAAACCTCACGGACGAGATCCTGCACTGGACCTTCAGGACGTGGGGCACATCACGGACCGGGGTCGGGGCCAGGTGGATGAGTGTTCTGTTCCACCGCAACAACGAGACCTGGTTGAGGCTCTATAACGCCGAGGGCCCGCCCTCAGCGTGGTCATTCACTACCGAGTACAAAATCTCATCCGGCGCCTCGACTCGAGGCAGCGTAGGGGACGGAACGAGTAGCGTGCTCGCTTACACGACGGTGCTCGTCTGGGATGCCGGAGAGGAACTCCTCGCGGGCTTCGCCGGAGGTGTATGGTTCGTTCTATCGCCGTCTTACGCAGGGGTCGTAAGGTACGCGGACTTCGCGCGGAGTTCCTGCGCTAAGGCGGCGAAGGATGTCGCCGTCATCATCAGCTCCATCGTGCACACCGATGAGTACGGCATCCTCTCCGTCCTGAATCGAAGGGAGTTGGGCTCCGGAGTTGCCGCCGACATTGGGACGCCTCTCACGTCGACGACGCGCCCGAACTCCGAAGTCTATCGTTCGTCCGTGAGAGTACGCGGGACCGATGCCCTCGGTAATGCAGTCGACGAGGTTCAGGGTGAGCAGGGGGACTCAGCGCGTCGCGTCTCGATCGACTCGGCTCTCATCTCCACGCCCGGGATGGCGCTCGCATGCGCGATCGCGACCCTGGCATTCACCTCCAAGATCCGGCGCCAGCGAGACGTCTCGGTTGTGGACGACGGGACCCCCGTCCCGGTGTTTGGCCGCGTGAAAATGGACGGCGCGGAGTGGTTCGTCTACAAGCTCGAAACTGATCTCGAGCAGGAGACTCATCAGATGACGCTCCTTGAGGTTTTGCCATGAGCGGTTATCGGCGGGACCCGGTCATCCGGATCATTCCTCGGAACTCGCCCGAGGAAGTCTACTGGTTCACGGACAACCTAACCGACGTCGGTTCGCATACGCGGATCATGCTGCACTACGAGCTGATCCAGCAGATGCGCGAAGACATCAACCGATCGTTGCGACCGATCATCTATGGATGGCGGCCGGAGGTTACGATCGATTGCGTGATATGGAGTATGACGGATCAGCTATTCCTCTCAAGGATAGAGGAGGCGCTCTCCGACCGCGATGGGTATGACGTGTTCCTCTCCATTGACGGTGGGGTCGTCTATCGCCGCGTCATCCTCATGGAGGGCGCGGACGCGAAGCCGATTTCCGGAAAGACGGTCGTCGGGGCGTCATTCAGCCTCGCCATGAAATGCGTCGACTTGATTTCGCGCCGCCCGGCAATGATGACGGACCAAGGCACGGGCGGCGAACTCATCGAAGATGGCGGCTTCGAGCAATGGGACACGGCCGCTCAGCCGCGCGCATGGGTGACTGGCTCTGGGGTCGGTACCGTCGCCCAAGAGCTTACGATCATCCGCTCCGGACTTTCGTCCGCGAAGGTGACGCGCTCAGATGGTGCGACCTTCTTCTCTTTCCAGCAGCGCAACTCGGCAACGAGTATCGAGCCCAGACCTGGCCATTGGTACCGTGTGCTGGCGTATGCGCGCGGGTCGATAGACATCCCTGCCGGAGGTAGCGGCCCGTTCCGTATCCAGGTCTTCAATGTCAGCAGGAATGAGAGCATCGGGCCAGACGGCAAGACCATCGGCGGCGACCTCTCGATAACCGGCGTGCTGGCCGCCACGTGGAGCGGAGTCGAACTGTACTTCAGGGTCCCGTCGAACTGGTTGCCTGCGAACGAGGTCTATTTGCGCTTCGTGGGATATTGGGCGGCTGGCGAATCGCTCTATTACGATGATGCCTCGGTTTACGGTCCGGTATTGCGTCCAGGGTACGCAACTTGGTGACACCATGAAGCGCTTACTCATCGCTCTCGCCCTCCTGATCGGAGCCAGCGTTGACGCCGCCGTGGAGACAACCACGATCACCGGGAAGGTGCTGATCCCTAACGGGAGCGGGAACCCCTACACGGCCGGGACCGTGACCGTTACGCTATCGACTGCCGGGACGGCCGTAGATGGCGGATCTACGGTCATCGTCTCCGGCAGGACGACGGCAACGATCGCGGCCGATGGGACTGTATCCTTCGCGGTAGTACCAAACGATGTCATCTCCCCAGAGGGAACGTACTACATCGTTAAGTTCAGCCCCACGGCGCCAACGTCGGCGAGCTGGACCGAGAACTGGATCGTCGTTACGACGCCGGACCCGATCACCATCGGGGCTGTGACTAGGGTTAACACACCGCCCGGGATAGCCGCCCCGGTATCGACTATCCAGGATGAGGGCGCCGATCTAGCGAAGAGGACGAAGCTCAATTTCGTCGGTGCTGGTGTGACCTGTCTGGATTCTGCGGGCCAGAGCAGGACCGATTGTACTATCACGTCTGGCGGCGGCGGCGGGACGCCTGGTGGCGTCAACCAGGACGTGCAGGTCAACGTTTCGTCGTCGTTCGGCCCGGCACCTGGGTTCACCGCAAACACGACGACGGGCCAGGTCGCGACCAGATCGCTCGCGATCCCGAACAGCTTTACGACTTCCGGTGCCGGTCTTTACTTCACCGGCCCCGCGGGTGCTGTGCCGTGGATGACGAACGTCAGCTCGGCTCACGCGTCATACGCCGGGACGGGCGATGCCTCGGCGGTCGAAGCGCTCAACATCTTCCTGGGCATCAATGCTGGCCCGGCCACGATGCCTTCCGCAACGCAGGTCCATGAGGGGAAAGAGAACATCGGGATCGGACCGCATGCGCTCGATGCCCTCACGCTGGGGAACGCAAATACCGCCATAGGTCGGCAGTCGATGACGGGGCTAACGACCGGCCAGTACAACGTCGGCATCGGCGGTGGCACGCTTCAGGCCGCGACGACAGCGTTCTCTAATACCGCACTTGGGCAGTCCGCTGGGGTCGATACGACGAGCGGAAACAACAACGTCTTCATCGGCGACACGACAGGATCTCCGATCCAAACCGGAGATAAGAACACGATGGTCGGGTCGGCGTCCTATTCGAACGCGGCCGACTCTCAGAACCGCATCACGCTGGGTTACGGCGTCCTGGCCGACACGGACAAGAAGGCGACCATCGGGAATACCGATACCGAGGCTGGTGGGGCCGGTCTGGGTACGACGCTGGTTGAGCTGCGCGGTGCGGTCGCGGTGCGCGATCAGGCGGACGGGTTCAAGGCTACGGTCAGCCCGGCGCCGCTCACAGCGGATCGGGCGCACTCGCTCCCGAATGCGGCTGGGACTTATGCGATCACGCAGAGCGCAACCGGGGTACCGGATACTCTCGTCTGTACGAACTGTGTTGACGCGGTGGACGTTGCCGCGGACGTTGCGACACAGGCCGAGATCGATGCGAAACTGAACGACACCGGAGACACCGGGACCGGAACTTATGACTTCTCCGGTTCTGTGTTCGAACTCCCCAACGGCACGGCACCGACTGGTACGGATTGTGACGCCGCAGGTGAGGCAGGACGCGTGTTCATCGACACCGACGCCACGAGCGGGCAGCGGGTCTACGTCTGCGAGGGCGTCTCGGGCTGGATTCTTCAGGGCGGCGCTGGCGGCGGCTCACTCGCGACGCTCTCCGACGTGACGCTCACGACACCGGCGACAGGAGCGACCCTCATCAAGAGCGCCGGGAATTGGGTGGATGGACAGCTCGACCTCGCCGACACCGATGCCGTTACCGGGCTGCTTGCGGCCGCCAACGTCGGGACCGGGCTTACGGACGCTCAGGTATCAGACACTCTCACGTCATCGTTATTTGTGGGTTCCGGCTCGACGACGACTGCGATCGACCTTGCGACTGCGGAGGTTGCAGGTTCGCTTGCGGATGCAAGCGTCTCGGATACGCTGACGTGCTCGTTGTTCGTGGGCTCCGGCTCGACGACGACAGCGGTAGACCTGGCGACAGCGGAGGTCGGAGGTGACCTTCCGTTTACAAGTGTGGCTCAGATCGCAACCGACAGATTGCTCGGACGCGATACGGCCGCTACAGGCGACATCGAACAACTCACCGTCGGTGGCGGCATCGAGTTCACTGGGACTGGCATCCAGACTTCGGCGTTCACCGGCGATGTCACGAAGACCGCTGGTGGGACTGCGACCACGATCGCGGCCGACTCGGTCGCATTGACGACGGACACGACGGGGAGCTACGCCGCCGGAGACGCCGAAGCCGGGGCCGCGCTGACCGGGGACACCGCGACGGCGTTCTTTACCTTGGGCGCGCTCGAGGTCGCGCGCGGTGGCACCGGAGCAGCCCCAGGGGCAGACGACCAGGCGATCGTCTCCGACTCGACGTCGGCCGCGACCTGGCGGGCCATCCCCAACTGCGTCGCCAACAACATGCTGACCTACACCGCCGCAACCAACACCTTCGGCTGCGACGCGGACGACGGCGCCGGCGGCGGCGCTCCTATCGGCGTTGACTACCTCGTCGGGACGGCCGATGCCACGTTGACTTCCGAGATCGTAGTCGGGACCACGCCAGGCGGTGAGCTTGGGAATACGTGGGCCTCTCCGACGATTGACGATTCGATCACGGTGGCGGGCTGGACGCTCACGACCGCAACGATCACCGATCCGATCCTGGACATCCTCGACTCGGCCGCACCAGCGCCTACGGTCGAGGGGCGCGTGGAATGGGAGAGTGACGACGATCATCTAATCGTCGGCGATGGCACCGCTCAGGTTGAATTCGTACCCGCCGAAGACGTGAGCGGTGATGCAACTATGACCGACGCGGGCGTTCTGACGATTGCGGCGAGCGCCGTGACCCTGACGACTGACGTCACCGGGATTCTTCCTGTCGCGAATGGCGGCACCGCCCTGAGTTCTGGAACGAGCGGCGGTATTCTCGGGTACACCGCGACCGGGACGCTCGCATCCAGCGCCGCGCTCGGAGCCGGGAACATCGTAGTCGGAGGAGGCGCGGGCGCGGTCCCGACTTCGGTCACGGCTGGCGCGACGACGACGATCCTGGTCGGCGGTGGGGCCTCCACGGCCCCGGTATGGACGACGGCGACAGGTACGGGCGCTCCCGCGCGCGGAACATCGCCGACGATAACGACCCCGGTTCTCGACTTCACGCAGAGCGCCGCTCCGGCTCCGACCGTTGAGGGCCGTGTCGAATGGGAAACGGATGACGATCATTTGATAATCGGTGACGGCGCCGCTCAAGTCGAGTTCGTCCCGGCCGAAGATGTGAGCAGTGACGCCACGATGGATGACGCCGGCGCCCTGACGATCGCGGCTAACGCGGTCGCCTTGACGACGGATACGACGGGAAACTACGTCTCCAGCGCGACGGCGAGCCAGGGATTGCTACTGACCGGAGCCGAAGGTGCATCGCTCGGCCTCGCGACGTGTACCGATGGTCAGATCCTCAAGAATAGCGGTGGGACATCTTGGGCCTGCGCCGCTGATTCCACCGGCGGCGCGGGAGCATGGACCGACGCCGACCCGATCGCCACGGCGACATCAACGCGTGATGTTCAGATTGGCCCGACGTTCAACAATACCGCCAAGCTGTCGGTCGATGGAGATGCCGATCAGATTCAACTATCGGTCCAGGGGAACTCGACTCAGACGACGAGCCTCATGGTGTTGGAGAACAGCGCCGGTACGGACCAACTCAAGGTGTCGAATACCGGGAACGTGACTTACGGATCGGGAGCGGATGCCGACCTCACGCTGCTGACGGTCGATCAGGGGACAGGGACAGACCCAACGGTTCTCTGGCAGGATTCCCTGGGCCGGTTCAAATTCACAACTTCGAACGTCGCGTTTGATGATCCTGCGACTACGGCGACTCGAGGCTTAGAGTGGTCTGTTACCAGTCCGGTCTCGACGAAGCTCTACGCCGGTGTGTGCAGCGCCGACTTCAACAGTAACCGCGACAACATCTTCGCATGGTCCTATAACCGGGATTGTAACGGCACCAGGATTGATACGGCCGAACACTCGACACAGGTCCAACTGGAAACGAGCTTCGATTCCAGCGCCACCGCGGGGCGGCAGGACTACGTCGAGTGGAATTGGGATTTCACGACGGCGGCCGGGGCGCAGTGGAGGCCGTTCGGGGGTGGGCTCTACATCCCGGCGAACTCCAACGCTGGGCATGCGACGTTCGATTTCAAGCCTGACAACAGGAACAGCGGAGCCGACTTCTCGCTTCAGCTCGACTGGCCTCGGGTGAACTTCAACCGCATCTCATCTCTTGACGATCCGCTCAATGCTGGCATGTCGACGTTTGCACACTCGAACGAGTTCCCGACGGGAGCCGGGACCGAAGGGCACCAGACGATACTCTCGATCGATCACACCGACACGCGTTCGTTCAACTTCACCTCGATCATAGGGTCCGTCGACTTCAGCGCGACCGGGACGACATCGGCGATCTTCCTGGAAACCGCTGGATGGTTTAAGGCCAAGTTTACCGGGACTACGGTCGGAAGGACCATAGACTCGATCATCGGCGTCAAGTCTGACGTCAGCCTACTCGCCACCTCGGCCACGACTGGTAACTCGACGAATCACGGGTATCTCTTCAAGGGGCATTTCGATCTGTCCGGGACGAACACCCAATGGGCGGATGGCGCGGGGCTCTACATCGATACGCCGACAGCGCCGGGAGCGAGCACGTCTTACCCCAACGCCTCGGGCATCCACATCGCGGATCAGACGTTCAACAATGCCGCGTTCGGCGGACCGTCCTACGCCGTGGTCATCGACTCGCAGACGGTCAGCGACGGCGGCGAGGGGAACCTCGTCATGCTCGGGACCGGGTACAACCACGGGCACGTGGTTCTCGGGACGACCCACCTTTGGGAACAGACTGCGGGCACGCTGCGCTTCAAATCCGGCGCTCCAACATCGGATGGCGACGGCACGGCGATCGGCGGAGGTGGTGGCGGCGATTCGATCACAGTCGACACCGTGGCCGTGGTCGACCCCGATTTCGCATCGACAGCAGATATCGACTTCATCAACACCTCGAATGTCATCACGGCGAACGTCAACGCGAATGCGGTGGAGCTAACGACTGACACGACCGGGAACTACGTCCTCGATGTCGCCGACGGCACGGGCATCGATGGTACGGCGGCCGCGGAGGGTGCGACCTACACGCCGACGCTCGATCTCACGGAGATCAACTCGACAACGTTCGGCTCCGGTACCTTTACGGCGCTGACGTTCGATGCTGGGGCGACCGATCCGACGTTCACGATGGCATCGAACAGCGTAACCGTAACGAACGCCGCGACCTTCAACTTCGTGAATGACTCCATCTCGACAGCCGACCTCGGGACGGAACTCAGGTCGATGTATTGGGGTGCCGGATCGATGGCGCTCGACGCCGGATTCTGCATCGTCGCGACCGAGCAGGTTCTCAACGCAGGCCCGAAGGAATGGGCATTCTCATGCGCCGACAACGCGGCCAGTATCTTCTACGGGTCGACCGTCATGCCGGATTCCTGGAACGCCGGGACGGTGACGTTCGAATTGAGCGTGTTCCACGGGACGACGGAGGCGATCACCTTCGCCGGAGACTTCTCCGCGCAGTGCCGAGGGGCCGGCGAAGTCCCGAGCAGTACCTGGGGGACCGCCGTGCAGGGCGACGTCGCGATCACGACCGCGAATCAGATCGTCAACACGACGACGGGAGCCGTCACGGCGACGGGCACATGCACCGCCGGCGATTTCCTGTTCTGGCGCTTCGTCATCGACTCCGGGACGTTCTCCACGAACGCGGCCAACTCGAAGGTGCTCGGCGTCAAGATGGAATACACCGCGAACATAGGGGACTGACCCATGCGAAAGGTTTTCGCTCTGGCGTTGATCACGCTCGCGGCCTTCGCCGCGCTCGCGCAGCCCTACGTCACTCCATTCCGGCCGCGCAAGCCGCCCGGGATCCTCTATCGTGGGGCCGGGACTGTGGCCAGCGCGACGGGGACGGTGGGTCCAGGACTGCCCGGAGGCACCTCCGTCGGCGACCTGCTCATCATGCTTTGTAGTACCTCCGGTCAGGCGATAACGGCATCCGGATGGACCGAGGTCGCGTCATCGCCACAAGATCTTGGGATCGCCTGCCCGGCCGCAGGATGCACCAGGCTGACGGCGTTCTACAGGATCGCGCAGACGACGAACGCAACGACGACGAGCGACTCCGGAGATCACCAGATCTGCCGGATCAACGGATGGATCGCAGAGACGTTCAACGGAACGACGCCCTTCGCCGGCAGCAGCGGCGGGACTCAGACTGGTACCACGTCGCTCTCTGTGCCGGCCGGGACGGCGGGCGTGGCCAATTCGATGGTCCTGATCATGGCGACCGAGGACTTCGATCACGCGGGATCCGGGACGGTCGAGTTCAGCGGATGGGCCAACGCCGACCTGACGAGCATAACGGAGCGCACGGACAATTCAACGTCTCTGGGCGACGGCGGCGGGATCGGGAGCGCAACCGGACTGAAGGCGACGGCCGGGGCCTACGCTGCGACGACGCTCACGACGGCGAACGGAACTGAGCACGGCGAGATCACGCTCGTGATCGCGCCCTACGTGAGTTCCTATGCCGGGCCATGCTCAACACAAGACCTCACGAACGAGAACAACGAGACGAACGTCACGGACTACACGATGATAAGCGCCGGGCAATCGTTCCTGCCGAAGGTGTCCGGAATGATGTACGGGATCGCGTTCGAGGTCCACACGATCTCGATCAATCAAACGATCAACTGGTGCATGTCCGATGATACCGGGACCCTGGGCTGTGGGAATGCGATGGCAGCAGGCTCGGTCGCCCTGACCTCGGCGAATGACAACAGTTGGGTCACCCTGGTTTTCCCGGTCCCGGTCGCGGTCGACGGCAGCAGGAAATACTATCTATCCATGCGATCAACGGAGACCACGGGCGCGCTCATATGGGCGACTTTGACAGGGGATCCTGATCCCAACGGATCGCTATTCATCGGCGACACCAGCGGGAACTGGGTCTCGGACGTGACCGGCGCTGACGCCGATTTCCGAGTCTACATCTGCTCGAATTAGATGCTCGTGAGGTGTGTCTATGGAACTTGAAAAGCTCATTGCGGCTCTGAAAAAGGACGAGGGATCGAACATCGTCGGCGGGCGGCACCGACTCTACAAGTGCCCATCGGACAAATGGACCATAGGATACGGACGGAACCTCGAAGCGAACGGGATCTCTGAATCGGAGGCGACGGGATTCCTGATCGCCGACGCGATCGAGGCGCACCGAGTCGCCGCGGCGCTCATTCCGAATTGGTTTGAGCTGGACGACGTGAGACAGAACGTCCTCGCCAACATGGCCTATAATATGGGTGGCAAGGCGCTCTCAGGCTTCAAAAAGCTCCTTGCTGCGGCCAATATAGGGGATCATCCCGAAGCGGCGGCCCAGATACTAGACTCTAAGTTTGCAACGCAAGTCCCGAACAGGGCGTCGAGGCTGGCGAACGAGATGCTGATCGGCGGCAAGTGAATTGGCCGACGTCAATGGGTGGGGGAAGATGATCGGGGCCTTCGTCTCCGGTGGGCTCATCGCCGGCGTCGCGCTCATCGTCACGTTCCTGCTCTCGGTTGGCGCCGAACGCCAACGGGTCCTGATGCACCTGGAGACCACGGAGCCTATGGTGGCGATCGCTCAGTCGCATTTCGGGGATACGAGCCAGCACCTGAGCGAGACTGAGAATAGTCTGCTGTCTGTGTTGCCGGTGAAGTTCGTGCAGGTCGAAACCCGGCTTCAGTCGATCGAACAGGACTTGAAAGAGATGAACAAGAAGCTGGACGAAGCGCTGCGAAGGCGATAGAAGGGAGAGATCATGGATGCTTTGAAAGTTCTACCGTGGGCCATGCTGGGATGGGGTTACGTCGGGCTGCTCGTCCACATCCTGACGACGCTGGCGAATCCGGCCGATGAGACACTCTCGTCGGTAGCGGACGTGTTCCTCCATCGCGGGAAGACGGTGCTGACTGCGGCTCTCGTGATCCCGTTCCTCGTCCTCGGAGTCCAGGAACTCGGTCAACTGAACGCAGTCGCCGCATTCGCGGCGGGTTACATGAACGTCTCGCTCATCAAGAAGGGTGCCGAGACGTGGATGAACAAGAGCAAACTGATGGGAGGAGAATGATGACGCGCAAGCAAGGGGTTGTCTTGGGCACGGTAGCCATCGTCTTTGCGATCCTGCTGTTCTTCACGTTCTGCCCGCCCGGGGCGAAGGCGGCGGAAAAGCCCATCCCGTTTCTGGCTCCCACGATCGGATACCAGGACGCGCCGACGATTGGGGTGGGCGCTGGGGCGCTCTTCCCTTCGAACGGGATGCTCTTCCTGGGGACGTTCACCTATCAGCAGACCACGGGTGGCGGGACCGGCATCGTGCCGTTTAACGCCTGCGGGGCGTGGTCGGACTACGTGAACTCAACGTATTGCCGCCACTCTTTCCAGGTGCCGTATCCGATCCCAGAAAGCGGTGGACTCGGCTTCATGTTCACCGTAGCTTTCCCACTCGACGGAAAGAAATGGCGGCGCATCATCGACGACGATCCCGAACCCTTTCACGGAGGTAAGAAACCATGAGACGATTCGCGCTTCTCGCAATGCTCCTCGTAGCATCTCTCGGCTTCGGCCAGGCTCAGGCCGCGGGCTGCACGGCCGCCCTCAGCTTGAGTGATGTCACGACGCTCCCAGGGACCACACTCAACATGGTTACGGTGCGGATGACCACGAATCAGCCGACGCTAGGGGTCCAGATGGACATCGTCGACGGCGTGCCTGGCATCTACGCCACGTCCTGCACGTCTCTCGTGCCGGGACTCACCTGCGGTTTCAATGCGGGCGGGTACAATGGGGTTACGCGCATCCTTCTCTATTCGTTCAACCTCACGCAGATTCCGGTGGCGACAAGTACGCCAGTCGCTCGAATCGGATTCTCGGTGGCATCAAATGTCGTGCCCTATAGCCGCATTCTTCACATGAACAACTTCATGGTCGCCGACAGCATCAACGAGGCTTGCCGGTTCCCCGGCGACGGCGTGTTCACCGTCACCAATTCGAGTGCGTTCTCCCGGTCGCCGGCCAAAACGCCAGTCATCGACTTCGATACCGCACTACGTGATCTGGGCGTTGTCGTCGACGATGGAGTTCCGTTCTAGTAAGTATCTGTGTTTTCACACGAGTTATCTAAGATTACAGCAAGCCTCTTGACGTTGCCTGGCTTTGCGCCAAACATCATCGAGAGGCCCACGCCTGAACGACAGGAGTCCAAGTGAACAGATCACTGATCGGAGTCATCATCTTCACGGTCGTCGAGGTCGTAACGCTCGTGGTCTGGCTCGTTCTGGCCGGGGTCCCTTTCGACGGTGGATACGGGGCCGTTACCGTCCTGACGATTGGCCTCTTCATCGAGCACTTCGTTTCGGTGAACGTCGGGAACGGGCGCCCTCCGTTCGGGTCTCTACCGCCGAATAAATGAACCCCGCCGACTGCAACCAGTGGGACGCCATCGCCGAAGCCGCGCTCAAGATTTGGAAGGGCGGCAGGCTTGAACTGGTCGGCGCGGTCCTGGTTGGCATCGTGTTCTGGCGGAAGCCATGGTTTCGTGATGCGGGGAAGACGTGAAACCTTACTACGAGCGCGACGGGATCACGATTTATCACGGGGATTGCCGGGACGTGTTGCCGTCACTCGCCGGTATCGGTTGCGTCATCACTGATCCGCCTTACGGTGCTGGAAGGGACTTTGAGAACGACGACGGAACGCCGGTCGCGTTTCTAACCGAAGTGTTTTCCGCCATGTTCGCGTCTTGCAAGGATGACGCCTTCCTGATTCACGATTGGTCCCGTCAGCGCGTTGAGTCCATAAGAGAGTTTCGAGGCGAATGGAAGTTCCTCGACCTTTTGGCCGTTACGCAGGAAAACACGATGGCGCATTGTCGTGTCGGATACGACGTGTTCCAGATCAAGTGTCTGTACTCGAAGGGTGCGCCCAAGATCGCAAGGCGAGGATGGAACCTCTACAAAACCTCCAGGGTGGCGTCGGCGGAAAAGTTCATTCACCCAACGACAAAACATCTCGACGTGTACAAGATGGTTGTTACTCAGTTTGCTCACGCCGACGAGACGATACTTGACCCGTTTGTCGGCAGTGGGACAACGCTTGAGGCCGCCAAGGCTAAGGGCCGCCGCGCCATCGGCATCGAGATCGAGGAGCGGTACTGCGAAATCGCGGCGAAGAGGCTTGAACAGCGCGTCTTGTTTCCTGTGGCGGCACTGTGAAACCCGAAACCCGCTGGAAGATCCTTGCGATCCTCGCCTTCCTCGCAACTGCGTGGCTGGCGCTCTCCTGGTGGGCCACGGCGCGCGAGCTAGGCAAGGCCGAGACGGTCATCGACAAGTACGCGGCCGAGGAGCTTGAGCGTCAAGGCTACGACGACGGGGCGTTCAAGGAGCCGAAGATCGCAGACGCTCCGGCCGGGACGACAGCGATCGTCCGCGCGACCGGGATGGTCCGCTATTTGCCAAAGTCTGGGGCTCCCACGGCGATCTCCCTTTCCTCGCCGGGCACTGTGGATGGTCCACAGCTCATGCCGGGGAGCCCCATGACGCCTGACGTTCCACGTGGAAACCCCTGCAGCCTAGATGACCTGGACGTGACGCTACGCTGCACGGTAGAGGCCCTGGCGACACCGACCAGGCCCTGGGCCAAGCTCACCCAATCGGCCACCGTCTCGGCTTGGGGGCAGACCAGGGAGTTCCCCTGGATGCCCGCCGGTGACGTCAAGCTGGAGGTCGCGCCGTCGGTCGTACCGCCGCGGTGGCACCTAGACCTCCTCTCCGGGGTCGCAGCGGGCGAGCGCTTCGGCCTCGAGGTTGGGGCCACCTGGACCGGGAAGAGCCGTCTGGGGCCCTACCTCATGGTG